AGGATAAGGAGTGTTAGTTGGTCTTCAGTCATGTGAGAAGTTTAGTTGAATTGTGGGTTGGGTGCAAGCACTAATCGCATCTTTTTTATTTTATTTCTTTGATGCCGACATAGTGAAAAGTCTTCCAAACCTGTTTGTTTCCAGTCTTGCTGCCGTCACTCTTATCGACAACCTTACCCGTTGCGAACCAGCTACCAGTGCGAACAATCTTTTTGATTATATACTTCATCTCATGACCGCTCTTGGCAGTGCGGTAAGTTATTTGTTTTCCGATCAGCTCATTGATGTTGTGTTCGTTTGTCATGGGGATATTTTACTGCAAGGATCGACTAAACACAAGATCTTTTTTGCATTTTTGTGCGTTATTTTTGCCTAATAGGCCCACCCCATTAATTAGAAAAAAAAGTACTTGACAACCGACAGACTGGCGGGGGGAGTGAATTCTCATTATATAAACGGCCCCCACCCCATTTAATAAAACGTGGCCGCCGCCAACCAAAGTAAATATATAAAAACCCAAAAAAAAGTGTAACATACTGTATGACATACCGAAATATGCCCGTGGCTGTTGGCGGGAGTGATTATTTACCAGCCCAGAGCGTATCTGTAGATTACTCTACGAGTTTCGAGTCCAACCGGAAGTTGGGGTCTTCTATTGACCAAAATGATCAGTTGAGGTTTGTGGGCGATGCCCCATGTAGTATAAGTCTATCTTTTGTTTTACATGAAGGTTATCAGGAGAACGCCTACGAATTCTTGAGTGATGCGGATAATCAGACTGGGTCGTTTGGTTTTGATGTGATGATCGGGGGGAATTCTTTCTCTGGTTGTTTTTTAGATGATTATAGTGTTTCAGTGAGGCCATTTGAGCCTGTAACAGTGAGTGCCAAGTTTACGAGCTATGATCCAAGCACAGCCGCCATTACTTCTGCTAACGAGCAAACATCTTTGAATACGGCATTGGATAGCAATCAAATAGTATATGGACACACATGTTCTGTGTTGGGGAACGGAGGCTCTGTTTTGAATACGGATGTCTTGAGTGACATAAGCTATAAAAAAAATTATAATAGAAGCCCCGTTTATACCTTGGGCGCTTCTGCTGCATCAAGTCATTTGGTGGATGGGGCCGAAGCTGTTATGACTATCGAGTCCACAGGTCTGAACTCTTTGATTAATTATGATGGAACTAAGCTAACATCCTTCTTCACGATAGATCTCTCTGATTCGGCTGGCCAATCTATAACTAATTTTGGTAATATCACCATGCCGAGCGGCAGTTCTGTGACCGCCCAGAGCTATAATGTGGCTGGTGGAGACACTTTGGCTGCGAATGCGACGATTACACATGTAATTCTCTAAAAAACAGTGTAATATAAGTACATATGGCTCGCAAAAAGTCGGAAGAGAAGAAGGTGTCATTTGACATGATGGCAGAGTTTGAGAAATCAATCAAATTCAATAGAAGGAGATTTAGATTCAGTGCCAAACAAAAAAAATTCCTAGAAATAATACTAGACCCCGAATCAAAGATTATATTCGTTTCAGGCCCAGCTGGTAGCTCGAAAACGTATATGTCGCTGTACGGCATGCTGAAGTTGATGGAGGACAACTTCGATAGGGATATTTTGTATGTCCGAAGTATTGTTGAGAGCGCAGACCGTGGTTTGGGCAGTTTACCCGGTGATATTACAGAAAAGTTCGATCCGTTCCTAGGACCGCTCCATGATAAGATGGAGGAGATCATTGCGCCCGGAGATGCGACATTTCTCAAGCAAAAAGAGAAAATATCGGCAGTCCCAATAAATTTCCTGCGTGGGGCTAGCTGGCAGAACAAATTAATCTTCGCAGACGAGGCTCAGAACTTCACATTGAAGGAATTGACGACTTTGATCACCAGAATAGGGGAAGACAGTAAAATTATCATTGGAGGAGACTTTTTTCAAAGCGACATCAACGGAAAGAGCGGGTTTAAGCCCATGTTCGACAAATTCGATGATGATGGTGCCAAAGAAATGGGGATTCATACATTTAGTTTCAATGAAAATGATATTGTGCGTAGCAAGATACTGAAATTCATCATTAAGAGGTTGGAAGAGACCAAATAGGTGTAAGTAGAATTTACTACTTAACTTATTATAATAAAAATAATGAATCACATATTTTGTTTTAACTGTGGGAACAAGATTCAATACAATCTATCCAAGCCCAATTTCTGCACAAGTTGTGGAACTTCTCTGAAGACGGGCGAATCCTCTGCTTCAGTGGCTGCCCCCACTAAGCAAATTAAAAATAATAAAATCCAACCACTCTCCGAAGATGAGACAGATGCAGAGTTCGTGCCTAACATTAATAGGATAGAAGTGGAAACTGAACAATTTGGTGGTTCATTCACCATAGGTTCTCTGGCAGGAGAGAAAACTCAGCCAGACTTCAAAGAAAAAACAACCTACGATATCGATGAGTTCACCAAATAATGTCAGACAAGAAAATATACGAAGACTTTTCGGATCTGATAAACATAGCCATCAAAAGACAAAGGTCTAGGTGGCGATTGGACGCAGTTAAATGGTTTGACTTCGAAGATGTAGAACAGGTAATCAAATCTCACATATATGTCAAATGGCACATGTGGGATCAAGAACGTCCAATCGAGCCGTGGTTAAATAGAGTTATAACAAACAAAATGTGGAACCTCATAAGAAACCATTACGGCTCTTATGTTAAGCCCTGCGTTTACTGTCAATACGCTAGAGATATGAACTGTTTGTTCACGCCATCCGGGTCTCAAGACACAACATGTGCAGAATACGCAAAATGGGCAAAGAAAAAGAAATATGGCTTAGAACTTAAGACCGCAACCTCTATTGAAGAAGCTCAGATCCAAGTCGGGAGTAAAATGGATGATTACATCGACTATGAACATTATTTTAAAAAATTAGACGTATTTATGAAGAAAAAGTTGTCTGAGCAACATTATACGGCTTACAAGATGATTTTTTTTGAAAAATACACAGAAGAGGAGGTCGCCCTATTTATGGGTTACAAAATAAGTGCTTCGAATGCAAAATTGGGATACCGACAGGTGAAAAACCTGAAACGCAAGTTTTACGAGGTAGCAGCTGGGATAATCAAAGAACAAGATATTTTTGGACATGAAACTGACAAATGAACAAGAAGGGTTCCTAAGGGAGAATTCAAGTAAAATACTGGACCTGATCGAGCTAACTAGAAAATGTTTCGACGATGACAGCTTAGACGGGAGATCTAAGGAGGGCCGTTCCGTCCGGAAGTTTTTGTCTGAGAACGGAATTACTTACAAGACTACTAGGCGCAAACCAGCTAAAAAAATTGAATTCACAGAGCAACAAAAGGAATTCATCATGGATCAGGCTGAAGATGGCCTCTCATCACTTGAAATTGCTAAATTGATCTTTCCAGAAAAGGATGTAAGACCGCTAAGTAACGAACAGCGTCAAGTTTTAACACATATTCAGGAAACCAACCCTGATTTTTTGCCATCTCAGGACGGAGGTGCCGTAAATGACTATTCTGCTCCTAAAAGTTCTAGCCGAATTGTAAAAAAGATAAACGATTCGACAGGAATAGGGTTAGATGACTCAAAATTAAACCGACAGAAGCAAATTTGCGTCAACAAACTGGGAATCAACCTGAGCAACAGCCGATTCTTAAAAATAATAAATAACTATTTAAACAAACAGGACCGTGAACTGTTTGAGCAGGAGTTCGTTCGTCTTACTTGGGATAAGCCTGATTTGACCGCTGACGAGCTTAACCTCTATTTGAATGTCTGTAAAGAGGTTATCAACCTAGAGGTCGTCTCAGCGCATCTGAACAAGCTTAACGAGATGTTTGACGTTGCTGATGACCAGACTGAGATGACTGTCCGGCTAGCAGAGATCATCAAAGCAAAATCACAAGAATATCATCAATGTGAGACCCGAATTGAGAATTTAACGAAAAAGCTCCAAGGGGACCGTGCGGAGCGAATGAAGAAGAATCAAAAAGACCATGCCTCATTTCTCGCCATCGTTCAGATGTTCCAAGAGGAGGAAGAGCGTCAAACCATGATAAAAATGGCCGAGATGCAAAAAAAGATAATCAAAGAAGAGGCTGAGCGTTTAGAAGGTATGGCGGAGTGGAAAGCCCGTGTATTAGGAATTAGCAAAGACGATGCAATTTGAATGTAAAGAATGTGGCAAAGAGTTTAGTAGTCAACGCAGCCTACACACTCACCTTAAGGCTCATGATATGTTCATGGGTGAATACTACGTCAAGAACTACCCACGCCATGATAAGTTGACGGGCAAGCCTATAGAATTCAAGAGTGTAAAGCAGTATTTTTCATCCAATTTTAATCGCCCTGCAAACATGTTAAAGTGGTGCAATACAGCACCAAAACATGAGGCAAAGGAGTTTGTATTGGAAGAGCTTAAAAAAAGACTTGAGGAAAAGGAACTTAGCCTAGCTCCATCTAGTCTATATCTAAAAACTGCTAAACTCCCTACCCTTGATATCATCAAGGATCTATTTGGCAGTTATGGTCTTTTGTGTAAAGAGCTAGGGGTGGAGCCAGCGTATAAGGAGAAATTGTGCGATGAATTTTTTGAGGATTATAATGATGCAGATATCTGTATTGACACTAGGGAGAACAAACCCTTGAAGTTCAGCAAATCTCAGAGCATGAAGTTAGATTTTGGGGATTACACATTAACCCCCAATACATATACTTTCACACATGTAGAGAGAAAATCCTTTAATGACTTCGCTACCACTGTCACCAATGGACATGATAGGTTTCTCAGGGAGCTTGATCGGTGCAAAAGTGTTGGATGTTATATGTTTATTGTAGTCGAAACCAACTTCAGTAAACTTGGGAAGACTAACAATTTCGCATACAAAAGGTTCAATCTTGATTATGTGTTTAATAAGATGAGGAGTATCGAAGCCCAATACGCTGACTGCTGCCAGTTTGTATTTAGCGGGTCTAGGAAAGATAGTCAGGAACTTATACCAAAAATTCTTTGTTTAGGCAAGAAGTTATGGAGAGTTGACCTGCAGTACTTTTGGAATAAAATTTTAGAAAAAAATGAGTTGGACAGAGGGGAACCAGAAACTATACAAGAAGTTTCAGAACATAAACCAAGAAATACTTTCAAAAGAAGGTTATATCGAAGAAGGCGAGGCTAAGCTTCTTTTATATAAGTTTCTCAGGGAGAATCCGTCTTTTACATCCGAATTATTCACAGGTGTAAAATTATTTCCGTTTCAGCATATGGCTATTAAGTCCATGATGGAAACTGACTACTTCTTAGGGATATGGAGTCGGGGTATGAGTAAATCATTCTCTACTGCTGTATTTGCCATACTCGATGCTATAATGAACCAAGGTGTTCAAATAGGTATTATCTCCAAGTCTTTTCGGCAATCTAAGATGATCTTCAAGAAGATAGAGGATATCGCAAAAAGCCCAAAGGCTGAATTTTTATCTCAGTGTATCACAAGGACATCGAAGATGAATGATGAATGGGTTATGGAGATAGGCACTAGCAGTATCAGAGCCTTGCCGTTAGGCGATGGCGAAAAGCTTCGTGGTTTCCGTTTTCAAAGGATGATTATCGACGAGCTTCTCCTCATGCCTGAGAAAATATACAATGAGGTTATTATGCCATTCCTATCTGTTGTCGAAAACCCCACAGAAAGGCAGGAGGTATACGACCTTGAAACAAAGATGATAGAGGAAGGGGAGATGGTTGAAGACGAAAGGACCCGTTGGCCAAACAACAAAATTATAGGTTTGTCCTCCGCATCTTACAAGTTTGAGTATTTGTTTAAGCTTTATCAGCAGTATGAAAATTTAATTCTGAATGAAAATAAACAAGATGGCGCTCACAGAGTGATTATGCATTTTAGTTACGATTGTGCGCCTGCTCAGTTGTACGACCAAAACTTAATCAATCAATCCAAATCAACAATGAGCCAAGCTCAGTTCGACCGGGAGTTTGGAGCTTTGTTCACTGATGACAGTTCAGGGTATTTCAAAGTGAGTAAAATGGCGGGTTGTACTTTACCAGATGGAGAAGGTCAGTGCGTTGAGGTTGTAGGCGACCCTAAGTCCAAATACATACTGGCATTTGACCCTTCTTGGTCCGAGAGTGAAAGCTCAGACGATTTTGCGATGCTTTTGGTAAAGGTTCACCCAGAGACCCGCAAAGGGACTGTAGTGCATAGCTACGCCCTTTCTGGGACTAGTCTGCAAAACCACATAAAATACATGGCTTACTTACTGATGAACTTTAACATAGAAATGGTTGTGGGTGACTACAATGGAGGTCTGCAGTTTCTTAATGCATGCAATGAAAGTGGCACATTCAAAAGGTTGAACCTAAATATGGGCCAAGTTGATGCTGAGTTAGACAATCAAAAGGAGTATGTTAAAAACTTACGTAAATTAAAAAATAATATAAATAAAAAAGAAAGGAAGTTCGTATTTCTCAGAAAACCTAGTTCTGTTTGGATTAGATTTGCTAACGAGAATCTACAAGCCGCATTCGATCATAAGCGCTTGTACTTTTCTGGTGCCGCCATGGATGACAACTACAACATGCAGAGGAAGGCTAATATCCCCATAGATAAACTGAAGTTTTTAAGGAATCAAGATATGGAAGAAAAAAACAAAGGGGCTAGGATGATTGATTTCGTAGAACACCAAAGAGATATGATGGACCTCATAAAAGTTCAATGCGCCTTGGTGCAAGTCACAACTTCCCCACAAGGGACCCAAAGTTTTGATCTCCCTCCAAACCTACGGAAACAGAAAGGGGCTGACAAGGCAAGGAAGGACTCCTATTCCGCAGTGGTTCTAGGGAATTGGGGCATGAATGTTTATTTCGATATGCTTGAAGATAAAGGTGACGATGTGCAAACGACTTTCACCCCAATGTTTATTTCTTAACTTTTAAAAGTTAGAAAGTTACTTTGTGTGTAATATAATATTGTAATGGCGAGGAAATATAAAAAGAAATCAGATTACTGGCAGAAGTTTAACAAAGAACAGAGTCTTTCGGATTTGGTGCAGCCAAGTCAGCCAGAAGAGTCTTACTCACCGGATCTAGTAGGGGAGGCGTTTTACACATCTGACGCTTCTTATGGTCATGTTTCAAAAGCTAGAACAAATAGCACACCAACAAATAGAGCCACCAGAGTAAATGCCGCTGCTGTAAGAACTACGATAGATAGGTTCTCCAGTATTCGGAAAGGTTTACTGCCGTATGAGTATGCAAGTGACGGAGTGCATGTGCGTGAGGGCATAGAGCTTTGCCAGAAGGCATACGCTAATGTGGCAGTATTCAGGAATGCTATAGACATCATGTCTGAGTTCGCCAATACCGATGTCTACCTTGAAGGTGGTACGAAGAAGAGCCGGGAGTTCTTCACAGAGTTTTTCAAAAGAGTTAACTTAATAAACCTCAAGGACCAATATTTTCGTGAATATTACCGCAGTGGCAACATATTCATATACCGTTTTGACGGCGAGTTTAAAGCTGATGATTATGCTAGGCTTATGAACCAAGTAGGTGCTATAAACCCTAGCGCCAACAAAATACCTGTCAAGTATGCTGTACTAAACCCATTTGATATAGTCGCTAAAAGAGCTTCTACTTTTAACATTGGAGCCTATGAGAAAGTCCTTTCTGAGTATGAGCTTTCTAGACTTCAGAACCCTCAAACAGAAGAAGACCAGCAAATTTATGACTCATTGGACGAAGATCTAAAAAAGGTAGTAGATGATGGAGGTTACTACACAGACGGCGTTAAGATCAAGCTAGATCCGCAACGCCTGAGCTTTTCCTTCTACAAAAAACAAGATTACGAGCCATTCGCAATTCCATTCGGGTATCCAGTCCTAGAGGATATCAATGCTAAGCTTGAGCTTAAGAAGATGGACCAAGCCATCACTCGTACTGTTGAAAATGTAATTCTCCTCATCACCATGGGGGCTGAACCAGAAAAGGGCGGTATTAATGGGAACAACATCAACGCTATTCAAAACTTATTTAAGAACGAATCAGTAGGTCGTGTTTTGGTATCTGACTATACAACCAAAGCAGACTTCGTGATTCCAGACCTTAATAAGGTGCTTGGACCTGCTAAGTATGAAATACTTAATCAAGATATTAAGCAAGGTTTACAGAATATTGTCTTAGGTGAAGAGAAGTATAATTCAACACAAGTAAAGGCCCAGATATTTATAGACAGGCTCCAAGAGGCACGGCAATCATTCATGAACGACTTTTTGCAGAAAGAGGTTAAGAGAATCGCCAAGAGTCTTGGTTTCAAATCTTACCCTACCGTTTGCATGAAAGATGTTGACATGCGTGACGAGGTACAGCTTATGCGTGTAGCTACTAGACTTATGGAAGTTGGAGTACTTACTCCTCAACAAGGCATGGATATGTTCCACACAGGGAGGTTCCCCAACTCTGAAGACATCGCCCCTGCACAAAAAGACTTTGTAGAAAAAAGAAAGGAGGGTTACTACAATCCTATTGTAGGAGGTGTGCCTATGATTGAAGACGAGGTCTCTGTAGACCCAAAAACTAATAGCACTCCCAAGGCTGCTGGTAGGCCCAATGATACCACAACGACAGAAGCTAACTATTCCCGTTCAAACATCCAAACTACCATATATGAAGTAGAGGCGCTTATTTCACAAGCCAAGGGTCAAATGAAAGAAAAGCTTGATTCAGAGGAGCTTGACAAGCAGCAGAGCGATATGGTTACAAAACTTTGTGAGTCTATCGTGTGTGCTTCTGACAAGAAGAATTGGGGACAAACTTTATCAGCTTGCATACAAGACTTTAACGCCATCGAAGATTTAAATACATTAGACAGCATTTTAAGTGTAAGCACTAAGCATAACTTGGATGTTTATGCATCCGCAATTTTATATCATAGCAATGAAAATTAATCCTGAAGATATTGAAGTACCTCTCGAAAGTGAGATGACCGTCAAAGACGGTGAAGTTGAGTTGTCAATTGCCAAGAAATATGGCGATTCTGAAGCCGGAGTTTATAAATCGTATATGAGTGTCTGTGCTGCAGATGACAAGTGCATGGTTGACACTAAAGGCATGGACAAAGATGAAACTATGAAGTGTTGCTCCGCTCAGTATGGGAAGATGAGAGCTATGATGATGGATGATAGCAAAGGCGAGTTGAGCGAAGATCAAAAGAAACTTCCACCTGCACTGCAAAAAGCAATCATCGAGAAGATGAAAAAAGCGGGAAAGTACAAAGACTCCGAAGAGAAAGAGGAAAAAGAAGATTAATAACTGATGCCTTATAAATATACTACATTCTTTGAATCAGAAATTTGCGCTCGTCAAATAAACGAGACTTTTGTTTCAAAGGCTTCTTTGGAAGAGCTTGCATCACTCGTCCCCAATGACATAGATTTTGAGAAGAATATTGATCTGTTGGGCGTATCATTTAACGCCGCAGTTGTAAATATGTTCAACAAGAACGGTGACGGCCTAAGCACCGAAACAGCTTTAGCCTACACAGATCAATTCATTCACAAGCCAACGAATATCGAACATAACAAAGAGAAAGTAGTTGGCCACATTGTAACAGCGGGATTTAGTGATTACGGTTCTAACCGCATATTATCCAAAGAAGAAGCTGGAAATATTGAAAAACCTTTTAATATAGCTTTGGGGGCTGTTGTTTATAAATCAGTTAATAAACAGTTTGCTGAACTAATTGATAGATCCACTGACCCAGATGATGAATCTTATTACGGTAAGATATCAACAAGCTGGGAGGTTGGATTTACTAATTATGTTTTAGCGGTTGGTAGTAGTAAGCTAGAAGAGGCTACTATCATTCGTGACCCTGATAAGATAAAAGAAATGGAACCTTATCTAAGGGCTTATGGTGGTTCTGGACAAACAGAGGAAGGGCAACCTATCTATCGTTTGATAACCGGAAACATCTATCCTCTTGGGGTGGGTTTCACTTCTAAACCAGCGGCGGATGTCTCTGGTGTATACTCTCCTAAACATTCTAAGAAATCTGTAATAGCTAACGATAGTACAGATATTATTTCACAAAATAAAGAAAAAAACGTAAACAAAGAAAAGATTATTGCTATGGATACAGAAAATGTCATCTCAGAACTTAAGGAGCTTCTCGTCGAAAAGAAATTTTCGGAAGAGGCTGTTGCTTCTATGACTAGTAATTTTGCTGACGCAATTCGTGAGAGCGATGAGAAATACCGTCAGGATATCGAAACTGCTAACTCAGAAAAAGAAGCTGTTCAGAAGGAACAGGAAGACCTAAAATCTTCTGTTGCTGAACTTCAGGAAAAACTAGAAGAGGCTAACGAGCGTTTGTCCACCTTTGAAACAGAGAAGAAGGCTGAAGAGGCTGTTGCTCGTTTCAATGCACGTATGGATGAGCTTGACTCTAAATTCTCACTTGCTGATGAAGATCGTGAGTTCCTAGCTAAAGAAATCAAGTCTCTCGACGAGGCCGAAGAAGCTTTCGCTTCTTTCTCTGAGAAACTGGAAGTACTTTGGAAGCACAAGAGCAATGCTCATAAAGAAGCTTTCGAAGCAGAAATTCAAGCTCGTATTGACGAGGAAGTTGCCAAGCGTGTCTCCAAGGCATCCACAGAAGATGTCGATGTTGAAGATGCTCTTGACAATGCAGAACAAACTGATGCTGATGTTTCTAACGTCAACGAAGCAGTTGCTTCTTCTAACGAGTCATTCGTAGATAAATTTAAAGGCGCATTCTCACGAGAGAATGTAACAATCTCAAGATAAAAAAATAACTATTATAATATTATGTCACTTCGTATTCTACCATTTAGACAATACAGTGAAGAAGATGTTGTAAACCTTTACCGTCTGAAGGATGGTGGCGAACTCGCTGCCACCACTGATAGCGGTACTGGAGACGCTGGTGTTTTTGTTAAAGTTTCCAATGGGGATTTTAACGCTGACCCAGTTGCTTACTCATCTGATTCTTACCTTGGAAAAACTGATTACCCATTCGTGGGACGGGCGCAATACCCGAAAGTCGGTCTCCAAATGGAAGCTGCAACCACTGGTTCTGCAGTTTTAGGTATCTCCCTTCTCCAAACCGCTAAAGCGGACGAGAATGGCGAAAAACTTCTTTATAACCCACAGAAGGCTGCCGAACTTCAGGCTGTTCTTCCCGGTCAAGCTGTCCCAGTTGCTACCAAAGGTGTGTTTACTGTCGCTGCTTCTGCAGTAGATGGAACTCTCACTCCCGGAACTAAATTCCAAATCTCTGCTAACGCAGGAAAGATTACTGGTGCTGCTGTAGACGGCGCACTTGCTATTGGAACTGTTATTGGAACTGGATCTCGTGCCTCTCAAAATGGAGAGACTGACTCACTTGCAGGTAACTACTACGTAATCAAACTTGGCTAATAACCCCAGAAAGGAACTAATCAAATGAAAATTACTTTAAAACGTACCCCAGAACAAATCGAGTTGGTTAAAGCTATGGCTTCTCGTAATCGCACCGTCGCTTACGAAGCTCAAGTTGCTCTTGCTGAGTTTATCGGACCTGTGCTTGCAGAGGTTATTAACAACGCTCCAACTATTTCGAATCTTTTCACCTCTCTTCAGTTTAACGCTGATGACAATCCTTCGATCCCTCTTGATCTCTACTATGACATCAACGACGAAGACTATGTGAAAGTTTACAGCCAGTCTCACGCTGGTGGTCTTCCTACAAACCAAGTCCTTCCTACAGCTTCCGAGCTTAAGGTTGCTACTTACAGTCTCGACACTGCAGTCAGTTTTGATCGCCGTTATGCTGCTAAGTCTCGCATGGACGTTGTTTCCAAGACCTTCACTCGTGTTGCCCAAGAAATCCTTGCTAAGCAGGAGACTACTTCTGCTTCTCTCGTCATGGGTTCACTTGCTGACGCCTCGACCAATAGCACTAAGCACGTTCGTGCTTCTTCTACCACTAGTGGTAAGCGTTTTTTGCTTGATGACATCAACAAGATGATGACTCTTTCGAAGCGTATCAACGGATCTTTCCTTGGTGGAACTCCTGCTGCTGGACAAGCCCGTGGAATTACTGACCTAATCGTCTCTCCTGAGGTTGTCGAAGAGCTTCGCTCGATGGCTTACAATCCTATCAATACAAAAGGTTCTCCTGCTGGTGGAACTGCTTCTGATGGTATTGCAGCCACTGATGAGCTTCGTAACGCTGTTTACAATTCTGCTGGACTTCCTGAGTTCTACGGCATCTCTATCATGGAGATTCTTGAGCTTGGAGTTGGCAAGAAGTTCACTAGCTTGTTCAGCACTGCTGCTGGAACCACCAACTATGGTGCTGCTGGTGATGGTCAGTGGGACACTACTGATGATATCGTTGTAGGACTTGACCGCTCTCGTGAATCTTTGATTCGTGCAGTTGCTGTCGATGCTGACAATGGTGGTGAGTTTAACCTCATCGCTGACGATCAGTACAGCATCCGTCAACAGAAGATTGGATACTTTGGTTCTCTTGAAGAGGGACGTATGGTTCTTGATGACCGTGCGCTCGTCGGAACTATTGTCCAAGCTTAATTGACTTAGATAATTTAAAGGGTCACCCTTCGGGGTGGCTCTTTTTTTTGTATTTTAATAAAATACGTGTATAATATAATATGGACAATAAATTCGAACAAGTTTCTTATGGTGATGGAGAGACAAATTTCTTTGGTGCTAAATCAAGTAATGAGCTATCAGATAAACTAGCTAATATTAGTAAAGCTGAAATTAAAGGCTTGGCGGCTAAGGTAGGCTTAAACCCTAATTATACCAATCCTATTTTGAAGGATATGATTTTAAAAGAGTTTAGATCTTACCAAGCTAAGAATTCTCCAATTCCCGCACCAAAACAAATGTTCGCTAACGCTTCCGAAGATGTTATCGATATGTTAAAATCTGTGGGTGATGTAGCCTCAGAGAAGCGGGACGAGAGAATGAAAGAAGATCAGAACAAAAGAACTTCTTTTGGTCAGTTAGAAGATTAAAGTGTAAGTTAATACATGAGTATTATTAGTGATTTAGCTGTTGATGTATTTCAAGATGAGTTTGATAGCGATGCTTCAGTCGCCACTTCAAGCTCTATTCAAGCTTGGATGGAGAACAACCTAGGACAATTGAACACTTTGATTCATCAAGACTTTAGTGGGACAGGCGCTGTATTAGACACAGAGGCGCAGTCCGTCCACAAAGAGCTGTATCTAAGCAATTATTACAGCAAACAATCTAGAAATGCTCTAAGGGGTATTACTAACGCATCTAACGATTCTAACATATTGTCTTTAAAGGACGGAGAATCCGCTGTGACGTTCGTTAACCGCAATGAGGTGGCCAAGGTCTACAAAGGTCTTGCAAGCGATTCTAAGGCCAAGCTAGACGACCTAGTGGCTAAATATAATATATATGAAGCTAAGCCCCAACAAGTTGGCGGCTTTGAGGGTGAGATCTATACTGGAGACCCTTCTTAATTATTAGTTTTAAAAAACATACAAACGTATATAAGAAAGGGCGGTATTTCTACCGCCCTTTCTATTATTTTTAATATTAGTTATTAACTAAATATAGCGTCTGCAAATGCTCCAGATACGAATACTCCGTTGCTAGTATCATTAACACCACCGACCTGAGTTGAGAATGTTAAATCTACTGACTTGTTAGAGCCGATACTAGAGGAGAAACTCTCACTATCTAGCCTACAACCTTTTAAAGTATACAATACTTTTGTTGCATCATTTTCGTCTTTTAGTGTTAAAGTAACCTCTTTACCCGCTGTATCATCAAGGATGTCTGCTAGATTTTTAGCTGTAACATCATTACAAATAGCACTGACACTAAGTGTAGCATTAACGGGGAAATCTACAGACCTTGAATAAGCAAAACGGGTGCCTAGGCGTTGAAGTGGACTTCTGCTCAAAGGCACAGATAGTGAGGCACTTTGGATATGAATTGCATCATCTGTATCTGGACCAGTAACGTCAGAAAGGGCTGCTCCGCTCAAGTTAGTAATGTTAACTTGGATATCTCCGGGGCGAAGAGCAGTTATGCTAGAGTCACCGGTCTCGGCTGCAGGAAGTACAGCAAGACTTTCTATTTTGTTACCATTCGTAATATCTACAGATGGAGTAGAAACCCCACTTATATCTGTAGAGCTACCACTGAGAGTAGTATCAGAATTTATATTAGCACATTCCATAGACACTGACACTGTTGGCAAAGAACCAACCGCAAGATCTAACGTGTAATCACTCAAAAAGGCGTTACCGAGACCAATGACGGACTTTCTGTCTCCTGTAGCAGCCCCAACAGCATCCTGACCTTCGTCAGCTGTCAGGATGTAAAAGTTCGCTCCAGAGCTTTGGACCATATGTCCAGAAGCAAACTGATTTGATCCACTAATATTGAACCCCAGAGCTTTTTCATTGCCTCCGTCTGTTAGGTAGTAAGAAAAGTCCAACCCTACGGTTGGTGCATCCATTACAATGGTATCAAGACGGGCTGCTTGCCCATATTGGTTAATGTCTTGTCTGTTGATTGTGAAATTATAATTAGCACTTTGAACACGCTCTAGTTGATGGTGTTTAGTTTTTGCGGTAGAACCGATGTCTTCACTAACGTAAAGTGCTTCTGACTGATAAATAACTCTGTTTCTGGCCATAATAGTTTATTTTTTAATGTTTACAATTTTTTTGGGTAAATGTGAAATTAAGAAAATCTATGCCTATGCACTTGAATGTCGAAATCTACGAATCCGACATATAATTCATTGGCTAAGTTTTTCATTGCTTTTTGAGTGAGTTTAGAGGTTTGTGTATTCTTCACAAAGAATGGATGACCATCCGTGTGTTCAGAAGATAAACCTGTGTATGTGTAATTCTCTCCACTTTTAAGATCTCCATTTTCATCTATAGGATGTCCACTCATAGGTATTTGGTTAAACACCTCATCCTGAGAATCTGCGAAGATAGAAAGCACCCCGTCTAATTGGAAAGGGTCTTCTGCTAAAATTACTGCCTTTGCCCTAACTGTTGTCTCTTGTTCTCCTCCGAAAGCAAATGGGTCATTATCAACCGCATTTACTGACAGGAAGGCAGCAGGGACAGCAAGATCGTATGGAGCGATAGCTCCAGTATCATTTACACCAAAATCATACTTTCGGTCAACAATAATATCCTCTTCTGTGTCATTTGTGAAGTATACGTTAAATTCTTTCCTAAGGTAACCTGTGGGCAAAGTTGTTACTGGGGAGGTTAGCGATATAGTGTCAGGTACCAAAGCCCTTCCATTATTAAAATCAAAGACAACACCATCACTACGGTCATATGTGTTGTTATTGGCATCCTTTACCCCTGTAGGAATATTGCCATGTCCACTCTCATAAACCCATTCTTTGAATGAACTTGTGTATACATTGTAGTCGCTGTCAACACGATAATCGGTAGTCGGGTACAATTGTCCTGAAACCTCCTGATAAGCTTGGCCTTTTGTGGTTAAAAAGTTATCAAACCAAAGTAAGAAGGAGTTCGTAAATTTATGTTGGAATTGTTCAATCATTTTAGTTTATCAAATCTTTTTTCGTACTTCTTTATTAGGGCAGATATATATTGAACGTTCTTGAACCTACC